TATTTGAGAAGTGTTGCCTTGGTGAGCATAGACATAGGTCTCCGGTGGAGAAGAAAGGTTTGGTCCCGCTACTCATGAACGGAGCCCGCAAGCGGTCTCCGCCCTTCGGGTGAGTATCGGGTGTAGCACACTAGATTTTGTGGTGTCAAGGAAGGGAAAGCACCAGATGGTGTGCTTCGCACGAGTTTAGCGCCCGGAGGGCGCGCGCGCGCTGCCGCTTGGTTTCGATGGATGCACAGTCAATGACGCTTCGCTTGAGACGGGGAGAGGATGTGGACACGCTCAAAGGCGGTTTGGCAAGGGGGGTTGTGGTTTTTGTGCCACAGTTTCTCGTGGAACTAGGTTTACTATGCTTATGTAATCCTTTACTATTGTCAATACGGGATTCGCCCGTAGGGAGATTGGCAAGTGAACATGACCAATGAGCAGTGGCAGCAGTTGAGGCAGCTAGCGTTGAGCACGCACGCTTGGAACATGGTGGCGTTTCAGTCGTTCTCGACCAACGAGAAGGACCAAGCAACGCGCGAGGCATACAACACGTCGTACATGCTCAAGGAGTTCATGCATACCATAGAGGAGTGCAACGAGTGAACGACGTAGAGACAAGACTGTCCCTGTGGGGTTTCCTAAAGACGATGCTCAAACACCACGGCATCGACTCGCCGGAATTCGAAAGCGCATTGCGCTACGTAGCCAGAAGGTGGCCGACAACGGAGAACCTACATTGAAGCACTGGCACATATGGGGAGGGAACAACGAGCCGCGCAGGCCGGTGAGGACACTGCGGCGGCTGGATAGGCCCTTCGGGACGAGGCAGGCGGCTCACCAGTACGCCGCCGGTCGGTGGGTCATGTGGACAGTGAGGGAATGCACCGATGAGAACTGCATCCATGGTAGAGAAGCGAAGGCAGCAGAACCGCGAGGCGCAAAGGCGATATCGGCAGAAGTGGGGAACGATGAAGAACCAAGCCGACCTGGACAACCAAGAGACAAGTCGCTTACGTAAGAGAGTGCAGGAACTCGAGCTCCAGGCGGAGAACATGGCCGAGGAAATCGCCAGACTGAACCGGCACATTCGCGGGATGGAAGTGAAGAAGATACTGGATGACAGTCTGGTGCCGCCAGCCGCGGAATGAGCTTACGTAACAGGGGGCTCCGATTGGAGCCCCCAAAAAACGCCCTGGCTTCGCTCGGGAAATCTACTGCGGCCCTCCGGCTCCGCCGATGTCCTCGACGGTACGCTCATACTTGCGCACCTTACGGCCAGAGTCGTAGTTCACCGTCTCGTCAGTGCCGTACTCAATCCGCTTGTTGCCCTTGTTGCCCTTGCGCTTCTTGAGGAAGAACTTGAAGCCAGCAGCCGCGCCGAGATAGCCGAGAAGGGTTAGAGCGGACTGAAACACCGCAGGGTCGATGCCGAGGTCGTCTGCCAGATTCGCCAGCGAGCGCCAAATGTTGGAGTACGCGTCGCCGATGGATTTCGGGTCGGAGTACTTCGCCTGATTGGCCCGTATCACGCGTTCCGCTTCGCCGATTTGAGTCTCAAGCAGCGCTTGTAGCGGCATGTACGTCGCCGCCAAGCTCTCGCTGCTCATCTTCGACCTGCGATATCCGAACAGCTTCGTCGCGTGCTGAATGGCGAGCTTGACCTGTTCGCCCTGCACTTGCGGCAGGGTCTTGTGGGATGGGTCGTCAGGATTGCCGCCCGCCTGAATGATGGCGATGCGCTCCGCGTTCTTGCGGTCTTTCTCGCGCTGCTCAACGTCCGTTGCGATGGTGGCCTGACCGGGAGCCGCGCCAATCTGCGGAGCTCCCCCAGCAGGACCGGCAGGGCCACCGCCGCCGTAGATGCCCGCCGCCTGCTGGGCGGCGATTTGGGCGGCGGTGGTCTTGCCCGCAATGCCCGGAGCCATGCTGGCCGACATTTGCGCTCCGAGCAGGTTGGTGGCCAGCGAGCCGACCGGCGAACCGAGAAACGTGTTCGCCATGCGGAACGCCTTTTTGATGGCGCTCACTGGCGCTTGCGGTCGAACACCGGCTGTCCGGGTTCCACCAACCTCTGAACGCTCAACGAGCCCATGACATGGCCGGTCACTTCGGCACCGGTGAAGTTGCGGGCAAGCAGCATCCACACGAACGGCTGATTGCGGTAGAGACCCGTCGGGTTGTTCACCGCGTACAGCTTGTCCACGGCGAGCAGGTTGCCACCGGGAACCTCGACCACGGAGTGACTCAACATGTGGTCGCCGGCCTCGGTGAACAGCGGCCCGGTCACCGACGCACCGATGGCCAGCGAGAGGGTCACTCCCAGGTGACTGGCCCACACCTTGCCCTGAATACGGAAGGCGGTACGCATGTCCTGCTTGACCGGAGAGAAGAACAGGCCGGAGGCCCGCTGGTTCAGCGTGGCGAGGGTCACAGACTCATCCCAGTGCAGGGCCTGCCCGAGGTCCACGACCACCGGCACCGCGTTGCGGACGATGGGTTGCGAGGAAATCTGAATCTGCGAACCAAAGTGGTCAACGGAGCGAAGCTCCGCATACTGCACATCGCGTTCGATGTCTGACAGGTACGGCATTTCGTCGTCCTCCTGTATGATTACGTCAGCGTCAGAGACAACAATATCCGGGACTTCGGGCTCCTCGCCATCGTCCAACGTTACGACGAGCTCCTTGTCAACCACACGGCCTGCCTGCGTGTAGAACGCCCGGATACTGGAGTCAATCCAGTTGTAGGGCTCCCTCACGTCTCGCCCACTGGGGCTGCCGGACCAGGTAGTGCCGTCCGACAACTCAAAGGTCACTCTGCCTTTCGTCTCAAAAGCACCGTTGAGGTCCGCTCCCGTATTGATGGAGACCAACCCGTTATTCGCCACCAACACTTGCGTAAGCGACGTAGGCTGGTCTCCATCCGCGAGGCTCGCAGGTATCGGAAGGACCGATTGCGCCTGCCAATACCGCTGCAATCGCGACCGGTCGAACCGGTAGCCCTCGGGAGCCATCACCAGCGTGACCCGCGCCATCAGATGACGCGCGTCGGACCCGGATAGGGGTACGCGCTACCTCGTCCGGCCATGCCGGTTCCGGCGTAGAGCGAGGACTTGGGGCCGGGGATGGGGGAGTCCACCATTTCGTTGAACCGCAAGTTGACGAAGTAGTGGCCGAGAGTGGTGTTCACGAACGCGTCATTGATACGCGTCGAGTCGCGGTACAGCGTCGGGGTGCTCGCACCCTGCAACGTCTGAACCAGAGGGAACGTGTTGCGCACGTCCACGCGGGCACCGATGGAGTTGTACCCGGCCCGGTACTGCCAGCCAGCGGGCAGGTAGCCCATTTCCGTGGTGCCTTCGATGGTGGCAAGGTGGCGCTGCTGGACGCGCTCGGGGCGGGCCGCTGCGAGCATCCCGGGGTCACCAACGAGGCTCGCGTAGGTCCGGCCACCGGGCACGGCGAGAGGATACACCTCGTCCTCCGCCACCGGGGCGAAGCGGAGCGTCCACATGTAGGTCACGATGCAGTGCTCGGGGGCAACGATGCGACCGAAACGGTGATTCACTTCGAAGTCGTAGATGCTCGTGACTGTACCCAGGCCTCCCGAGTCGGTGGCCCACAGAGTTCGCGGGTCCACTCCAGCCTCGATGCCCCGCAGCCGCACGGGCACCTTGTCCACTTCACGCGAACCCTGCGCATTCCAGAGTTCCCGCAGCAGGTCCACATAGCGGCCATGACCAATCCAGTCCCGCTCGACCGCATTGCGGAAACGCGCCTGAAGCTCGGCGAGGTCTCTAACGTCGAATTTCTCACGGCTGGAGTCCTGCGTGGTCGTGAGCTCCGTATCCGCGCCCATGATGCCATTGTATTGCTGCAGGCGGGTCCAGGCGGCAGGGAGAGCAACGGCCTTGCCGCCATCTGCAGGCCACGCGGTGATGTCCGAGTCCTCCGGCCACTTGTACCACTCGTTGTAGATGCGAAGCAGCGCATCCTCGAACCACTTGTAGACGGTCACCGGGCCACCGGCACCGCCGATGCCGAGACCATCGAGGCCGAGAACCGTCGGCGAATCGGGAGTCGCGGCATAGCGCTTCGTGGGCGGATTCTTCGTCGTCCCCGGACCCTCCTTTATCCAGTCCGGGAAGTCATCCCACAGCCAGCGCAGCGGGGTCATGAAACCGTCCAGGCGGGCGAACACCGGCACGGTCTGGCGTTCCCGCATGGGCGTCAGGCGGACCTCGCCGTTGACCCTCGCATCGAGTCTTTCGCCGGGGAGAAGCATTTGCTGACGTAAGCACAGCACTCTCCCGACATTGCCGGTCTTTTCGACGCGGCCCCCTCGGTTGTACATAGGCATGTTTGCCGTCTCCGTTGAGTAGTTGCCCCCCGTGCTTACGCGGGGGGGGGCGTCCCGCTTTCTGTCACTCCTTACCGTCGGCCCGCTCGGTCTCGTCGCCGTACAGGTCCGTCCACGTGGGCCGGATGTCCGGGGCACGGGCACCGCCCGAGTACGCCATCACGAGACCCACCATCTGCTGCGGGGTCATCGGGACGATTTCGGACGAACCGACCAGACCGGAAGCCGCCACCGCGTCATACGTCTCCGGGGCACGAATCGCCGCAACGTGGCGGTTCACCGGATGGATGAGAGTGGAAATCACCGCAGCCACGTACTGGCCCGGCAGAGGTTCGGCGGGGAGTCCGGCAATCGCCATCGTGACGTTCACCGCTTCGGCCAGAACCGAGCGGACACCGCGCCGTTCCTCGGCAGTCCACGGCTCGACCTTCGTCAGGAGCTCCCATTCTTCGGCCGAGAAGCCCGCCGCCGCGTGGGCGGCCGTATGCTTCTTGCCGAGGTTCGAGAGCACCATCGCGCCATTGCGCATCATCGTCATCACGTCCACAGGGTTACCTCCAAGAGACACCGGCCAGTGCTTCAACAGACCGCCTGGTCGCCGGTTTCGGCCAGACGGAAGAAATGCGCCGCCAGAACTCAAGCAGCCTGTCAGAGGATACGTTCGCCTCGGGGCGGTATATGAAAGCCAGCAGCCATGTCCACAAGGTCAAGGAATCCATCGACCACGGACGGCTGCCATCCCTGACGCTCACGCGCATCCGCGAGTACACGTTTTCGCGTGTCCGCGTCATCCAGCGACCTAGACGCTGCCAGCCGCTTAATCCACGGAGGTGCATCCTCCGGCAAATCTCGTATCGAGCCTCGCGCCGCATCAAGCTCGGCGGCATCGCGGTCTCGTTCAAGCAACTCCTCGAATCGGGGTCCCAAGGCGAAACGCTCGCCGTCATCAGGTCGCGGAGTTTCAGACTCCGGGTCAGGGTGCGTAGCTGGCGCAACCCGAATCCCCTTGTGGCCTTCGTCCGATGGTTCCACTCTTTGCACTCCTTTTGCTGGTACTTGGAGAGGTATCCGCCAGCGACTTCCGGCGCTTGCATCCGAATGCGCTTTCCATCAACCAGCGGGACTATCCAGCCCTCCTTCGTCCACCGGTCTCCGATGAAACGGAAGGGGCTGGCTTTGGTGACGTGGCCCCAAGGCCACATCGACTTCAACGGTATTACGTCGGTTGCGTTCTGCGCCGTCCGGGCGCGATGCCGATTGGGGTCGCGCTTCCAGTGTGCCGGGATGTCCCGGCAGAACAGCAGCGCGTGAATATGGTGGTGCGTACGCTTTGCACCATGTTCAGTTACGGCCACGTACCGGAAGTACGTTGACCGTGGTGGTCCACCCTGATGTTGCTGACGTAAGCCGCACGCTTGGCGGACCACTTCGGCGACGCGTTCACGGTAGCGCCGCCATTCGATTCCCCCCTCAATGATTTCACGTGCATCGCAGAGTTTAGGATTGCAAGTGAGAGTTACGAAGAAGATGTAGAAGTTGGAGTAATTGCGAAGTTCTTCGCCAGTTCGGAATGACCATTCACGACGGCGCTTTGCTGATGTGTTGTCAGAGAGCCAAATGTCAAGACGAGTAGGAGAAGAGGATTTTTGGAAAGGTGGGTCAAGCCCAATGAGTTCCCGACGTTTCGGGAGCGATAGGTGCCAATCGGTGATGCCGAGTTGAGTGAGTTGGGGGGGTATCTCAATAAGATTCTGTGTCTCAAGTTGGGACAGAGGGATGCGAGCAAGGTCGCAGGTGGAGGCGAGATAGCTCATCCGGCGCTCGACTTCCGCGCCGGAGAGGATGATGGATGGGTTGCTCAAGAGACCTGGTCCAACGCCATGTTGAGGGTGTGGATTTCGTCATGGAGGTCGTTGAGCAGGTCCTTGATGTTTTCGAGTTCGTCACGGTGGTCGTCGAGGTAGGCTTTGACGACGGGGCGGGCTGCGCCGGCGACGATGTTCTCGATGATTTCAGGGGTGACGATTTTCTCGACGGGAGAGCACGAAGTCATGGGAAGCATGATGCCTGCGGCGAGAAGGACGCCGATGATGAGTTGGCGGTATTTGAGAAGTGTTGCCTTGGTGAGCATAGACATAGGTCTCCGGTGGAGAAGAAAGGTTTGGTCCCGCTACTCATGAACGGAGCCCGCAAGCGGTCTCCGCCCTTCGGGTGAGTATCGGGTGTAGC